TGCCAAAAAGACCTCCAGCAGCTCCACCTATTACGCCTCCCCCTAAAGTACCCAACGGACCGAAAGCACTTCCCATAGTAGCACCTGTGCCAGCTCCTTTAATAACATCTCCCAATGCCATGTTTTCCTCCTTATAATGTTTTCCAAGTTACAGTCGTTGCTGACCTATCTACTAACATCTCAACTTTTTGTGTGGTTGTGTTTATGTTAATTGTTCCGTTTGACAAAAATGTATCTGACGCTTGACCATCTGTTTCGCGTTGATATAGATCAGGTTTCTTATTAACTGCAATAGCTAATTGTTTATACATATCTTCTAACATCTCTAACAACATTTCTATTGTTAAATTTTCTTTGTTCCCTATGTTATAAATTTCTGGAATTTTAGCCATCTGTCATCGCTCCAGGGTTACAATGTATTCTTATTGATGAAATTATTATAGGTTGCAAAGCGTTTTCTTTTTTAAATTTTATCGTTAGAAAATTTGATTCTTGATCTACTATTGCCGTTATCCATTGTCTAGCTTTTAAAGAGTCTTCATCTGGAATTAATTCAATGTCTTCTTTAAAAGGAGCTTCTTCTTCATCATCAAACATATCAACTAAAACAGATCCAGCTCCTCTGTTAAGCAAAACTTCAATGTGAGAGATATAACACTTTCTTCCTTTACTTCTATAAGGATTAAATGGGGTTAATTTAGCTTCAAAATCAATTACTTTTGTTACAAGACCACCACCTGTATAAGCTGTTGCATCTGTAGAATTAAAATTAACTGTTATGGCTGCTCCTGTTGCTGCACTTACCGTTAAGACTTGTTCGTTTATCTCAGTCATCCCTTCTACATTTCTAACATAAACCTTATCTCCTACATCAAAAGCTCCTTCAACGGCTATAACGGCACTTGCTGCTTGGTTTATAGCTGTTATTGAAGCTGCGTAATCATCGTAATCTACATTTAATTGATAAACATATCCTTTATCATCTCCTGCTAGTGTTTTCTGTGTTTCTTCTGTTACTCCTATTCTTGACCAAATTTCATCTGTTGTGTCCCATCTTTCCCATGAATCTTTAATTGTATCATCTATTTCATTCCAAGCTAAATTTGCACCGTTAGTTGTTTCCCCAAATACACTGAATCTTTGATCGTTAACTGCCCATGTACCTTCTTCATAGTTATAGATCAATACTTTGTCTTGTGTTTCATCAACAAATTGAGATTCTTTTTCTCTATAAGCAAACATAAATTGACTTGTTGCTCTATCAAAACCACCATATGTTAATTCAATGTTTGCTGAATCAAAATTATCTCTTGTAAAATAAGGAATCTTATTATCAAACCTTACCGATTGCCTACCGTCTGTAGTTATTAATCCTGTCTTACCTAATGACTTAGCTTCATAATTCCATGATACGGTAGAAAATGTTGCATCTGTTCCCAATACGGATGGAATTTTCTTTACTAAATATGGATTAAATGCATCTCTTGTTTTCTCTAATGACCAATCGGAACTCTGAAACTTCATAACTATGATATCACCTAGAATTTGAGTTCCTTTCATAAGCTCGTATGTATCTGCTGAAAGAATTCCTGCACCTGCTACATTAAACTTATCTCCATTACCTGAACTATCTCTAATCCCAGAATATAATACGCCTTGATGGTAAGGAACTGCTCCTATTACAGGTACAAAGAAGTTAAGCCTTTCTCCGAACCAATGTACTTTTGTAGCTTTTGTTAAAGCTCCTTCTGCTGGTGATGCGTAATCTGGGTTATCTCCTCCCACACCTCCATTTGTAAAATCTAGAACATTTGTTCCATCATAAAAATAGATTTTACTCATTCCCTTTCCAGTAAAAACAAATCTCTTTACTCCTGCTTTAGTTAGATAAGTAGTTCCCGATACATATTCATCTCTACTTGCAATATTAAAAGAATGTCCAGCTCCTAATGAGCCACCACTTGGAATTTGTGTAAATATCCTTGTACCTTCATCATAGCTGTATAAATATTTAGTCGATATGACAAGCAACTCTCTTGTTCCGTCACCAGTTGGATCCACATTTTCAAAGATACCCATTACCCTTGTACCATCAGGAAGATCTGCAAATTTCTGATTTCCTAATTGATTTCCATATTGGATAAAACCCATTCTAGATTTTAATTCTTGTCGATAAATGAAACCGTTTTTTATGACTTCGAAAGCATCTGCCGGATCAAGGAAATTAACTCCTGAATGCTCTACACCTGTCTTAAAACCGGCTATTTCATATATATCCATTTATCCTCCAAAGCATACAACCCATGTTTGCAATGGATCTATTACACTTCCTGATTGTGAATTTGTATTAATTTTACATAATGCGGTAGATTTAACAGTATTTACGGCTACAGATCCCTGCATTGATACTAATACAGCTTTACCTGTGTCTGCATTATTTCTTATCGCATTTCCCAAAACTAAGTACTTATTTGTTGGAAGAGCATTTGTATAGGTTATGGTATATTTTCCAGTGCTTGTTTTTGTTACGCTTGCAACATTGTAAGAATAAACTATTGTTTGTGCAGCTCCAGCAGCGTAATTAAATACTACACAAGCTTTAATGCCTAATAACTGCATTACACTAGTAGCATTTTTTAAATACATTTCCGTTTCAGAATTATCAAAAGCATATAAAAAGCTATCCATTCCTGCATCTAATGCCGGCTCTGCAGCTTTCTTAACCATTTGAACTTGTTTATGGTGACCATCTTCATTTGCTCCAACATTCCAATAATGATCTATATTCATTTCTGTTTCTGTATAGGTAGTATTAGATTGAAGTATTGTTTCATTAGCTTTTACTGATTTTGTGCCATCCGGCGCAGTGGATTCCCATGCCATTATTTACCTCTTTTTTTCTTTTTAGATTTACCAGCAACACTATACGCTATTGCTTTTGCTTGAGAAGGCTTCTTCCCTGCCCTTATTTCTCTACGTATATTCTCTGATATACCTTTCTTTGTTTTAGCCTTTCGACCTGTTACTAACGGCATTTCTTCCACCATTCCTTCTTATAGTTTTAGTAGGAACTCCTCTAGGACCTTTTTTGTTTCCTAACCCTAAGCCTTTACCTTTACCTTTGGATCTAATTTTCCCACCTGGGCATTTCTTAGCCATTTTATCTCCTTAAAAGCTTGGCTTACAGCGACTTAGCTTTCGTTGATTGTGATTCCTTGTTAATAACAACTTCCTCTCATGAGCAAACTCAGTCTTCAATTGATTCAAAGCATTTGTTTCAAATCTATAGTCTCTAGCATAGTTTAAGGCTGCTCCATACGCTATATATCGCATCCAATAATCAAATGGCAATGCAGGATTGCCATCATCGCCAAACCCTGCATATTCTTTATAGCCATAGATCATTACTTTATACTCATCATCGGGAATGGTTCTAAAAACCATTTCAGTCCCGTAATAAAGCATTTCTGTAGGATAACCTGCTATTAGTATATCTGTATTATTAACACCCCAATATCCATAGAATTCACTTGGATCTTGATATATTTTTAATCTATTCCAAGAAATTGATTCATCTGCTGGATCTTTTAAAGTAATAAATCCTTCTACTGATATATTTACAAAATTGCTATCAGCTCCTACGTCATTGAAAGTATAAACATCTGAATCTTCATCAATGGTAAACTCAAGTGTTCCATATTGTTCAAACAATTTCACATCATCTGACATTGTCATATTTACAAAATCATTGATGTATTGTCTTAATTTTGTATCGTTAGAATCTGGATCGTTTTCATTACGTCTTCCTATTGCTAAACGCATTGTTCTTAAACAATCTGAAACAAACTGTGCCATAATTTAATCCTTGTATACTGTTCTTAATGCAAACCTAGGTTTTTTTGATGCTACTCTTGTTTCTCTAGAACCATCAGCATTATCAAACCATTTCCAATTTGATGTTCCTTTATCTGCTAAATATTGAACTATACACCTAGGTAATTCATATGTTTTTCCAGGCACTAACCAATCTTTTGGTTTAGTTCTATCAAAATGAATAATGTCATTTGATAGATATACTGGCAGAGGATTTGTTGGTTGATCATTTCTGTTAAATACTACTGTCTCTTTAGGATGTAATTCAATTGGACAAGGTTTCGCCGGATATCTGCATATCTTTAACTTTTTATTTAACTCTCTTGCCCTTCTGTTATATCTGATATAATCAGATAAACTGTTTAAAGGCATATCTTCTATTGGTACTTCTTCTTTTTTAGGTGCCTCATCTTTAATTTTATCAATCATTTTAGCCCCTAAATCTTTTTTAGCGGGCTGTTCTAAATATTTACTTTTAGCCATCTTTTTTCCTTTTGTTATGCTTCGTAATCGAAGTCTGTTTGTACAAAATTAACATTTCCTCCTGAAACATAAGCTGTAAAGTTCGTTGAGTCTATGTCTTCAAAAGTAATTGGATCTTGTATCTTAAATTTGTCTGTATCGGTAACTATTACGCGATACTTATTTCCATCTAAAGGATCAACAGGTAATGGATGTGTTTTCCATCCATTTAGATTCATTAATCTAACAAAGTCAAAATCAGATAAACCATGTGCCTCTGTTGTTGTAACAATACAAGGATCAGCTAAACTTATTGCTGATATGTCATATCTTCTTTCTTCTTGTCCTGACATCTTATTCTCTATTTTTTAGATGCTCTTTAGCATGGCATTTCTTGCATAACCAAATTACATCTAACGGTTTACTATAATCATAGTGGTGACCTTCTATGTATCCTTCTTCTTTACATCTAGAACATGTTGTTGGTCTCACTATTTCACCTCTTCTTATCGCACTTCTAAGCAAGTGCCTTGCTTTATTTTTTTCTGGATATCTTCTTCTATAATCCTTAACCTTTTCAGGATTTTTTAATCTCCAATTATTATCACTTTCTCTTTTGGCTGCAGCATGAGTTTCTCTCCATTTCTTGCTTTGTTCAGCATAATACTCTTTATTATTCTCATACCTTTTCTTACAACTCTTTCTATTGCTTTCTTTATATTTTTCTGGGTTAAGTTTACGCCATTCTTTATGTCTTTCTCTAAACTTCTCTGGATCATTATCGAATTCTCTTTTTGCATACTCTCTAGCTTTTCTTAAATATTCTTCTCTATTTTTGTTTTTACTTATTTTACTTCTTTCATTTATACATTTCTTACATCTTGCAGTTAAACCTGATTTAGTTTTATTACACTTACCAAATTCACCTTCTTCTTTTTCCTTACCACACAACTTACATATTTTCATAATACTGAGCCCTCTTTTACAAGAACTCAGTATATATTATTTGCACTTTGTTCGTTACCTAAATCTGTTAAGCACCCACATCTCCAAGATTTGTGATTTGCCCAAATTTAGTTACCTTTACGAAAAGCACGTCTCCGTCAGTTCCTGCGACATCTGTGCCTAGCGTTAATTTATATGTAATAGGATCATAAGAAAACTCTGTGCTATACGCTTGAGTTCTTGTAATCAACATAACGCTTCCGCCTTCTACGTACGCAGTATAAGAGGTAGAATCAATATCCTCACCAGTAATAGGATCCTGCAAGGAAAAAGTGTCTGCTGTTAACACAGTTACAGCATATCTATTTCCGTCCAACTGGTCCATGCCACGAGCTGTTGGCATCTCAGGTCCTAAATCGGTAATTCTAACGAATTCACCGGTTGTAAGTCCATGAGCAACTGCAGTCACAACACAAGGGTCTGCCTGAGTAACGCCTGTAATAGCTGTGCGATATTCTGTTACACCGCCTCTTGTGTTAGCTGGTGTGAATCCGTTTGTTGTTCCTTGAACAAAGTTAAAAGAAGCGCCTGCTGCTGAATCAATAACTTGGTGTTTATATGAATAAGCTGTTGTAGTTTGATCTTTTAGCCATACAGCATATGGAATACCTCCTGCTGTAGCTGTCCAATCAGTTAGGTTATACACTTCTACCATGTCGGCATCAAAACCTAATGTTAAAGTATATGCTGCACCTCCAGAGATTAACTGGAAGCCTTCAGTCATTGTTTGACCTTCGAATAAATCTGACATAATTTTTTACTCCTTAAATTAAGCTTTTGTAGAAAGTAATGTTACAATATGTGAATCATCTAGAATTGCTGCGTTAAAATAAGCAGTAAATCCCATTGATTGGAATCTGTTTAAATAATCATTAAACCCAAGTGGTTTTAAGATCATTTCAGTAGATACTTCATCAAGTCCAACATATCCATATGCATTAGCACCAATAAAAGTGTTGCTATACACTGGAGCTGCGTCAGTTGTTGCATTTACAAGAGTAGATGTTACCCATCTAGCTTCATCAGTAGAGCCATACTCAGCTTGTAAAACAGGATCTTGGCTTCCATATTGTGAAGTAGGGATAAATGAATCTAATGCTCTAATATCAGGTTTAACTTTTACGTGTGCAGTAACCCAGTAAGCTGCTTCTACAGGACCTGTACCAAAACGTGAAGTTCCTTCAATTGTTGGTGTCATTTTTTCTGTATCATTTTCATCTAAAAACGCAATCGCTCTATTAACATCTGTTTGTGTCAATTCTGTAATTGCATTTCCGTTTACACCGTTAAGGCAAGAAATTTGAGGTACGGCAGCATCAAAAACATCTCTTGTAACTTTGTCTAGCATTGTATGCATTGTTTGAGATAGGTTATCAGCTGTTTCGTTTGCTGTGTCATCTTCAACAACTAACAATACTTTTCTAGAAAGTAATACTACTTTTCCAAATTCTTGTACTGTTACGTTGATATCAAATTTGTTGATTTGTTCTGGTGCTGGATCTGCATCTTCAGATAATACAACAGGATCAGAATTCAAGTTTTCTTGACGTCTAAAAGCCATTGTATCAGTATTTTTTTGAGGTAAGGTAAATGCTCTACCAAAAAGATTGTGAACATTTCTAGGTTTTGATCTTTGCAATAAAGCTCTGTGCGCCCATCTGTCCGCCATTGAGCCATATTCTGTGGTTGTTGTTACACCCATATTGTTTCTCCATATTGAAGACCTTACCTACGACTACGCTTAGACTTCCTCCACGCTGCAAATTCTGAATCTGACATGTTCATGACATCTACAGCTTGATTCATTGCCGCTGCCTTTGGTACACCTGAAGGTGAGTTCGGTGTATCCTTTTTAGTAGAAGGCTTATTCGTCAATGCTGCTTTCTGTCTAGGACTTAACTTGTCCATTAATTCCCATGCTTCTTCATATCTATTTGGCGCTGCCTCTATTGCTGCCGCTAAGTTTGGTCTTTGTTTTAAAAAGTTAGCTAATTTTTCGTTTATAACTTCTGCTTTCTCAGGGTTCTGACGTATCCATGTCTTTTCTTCAACATCTCTCATCATCTGAACTTGCTGTTTCTTAAGCTCTGCTTTAGTAACAGGTTCATATTGACTATCGTCTTCTTCCTGAGGATCAGCTCCTTGCATCTGTTTTAATTGATGCTCTCTATATACTTTTAATTCAGCTTCAGCATCTTGTCTCTTTCTTCTCTCTTTTTGAAGAGCTGAAAGCGGTACATTATGCTCTTGCTGTACTTCTTCTTGTGCCTCTGCATTATCTAATGCTTGAGCTTCTTCAACAGGTGCTTCTTGTACGTTCTCTTGAACTACTTCCTGTTCTTGTTCTTGTTCTTGAACAGTCTCGGTATCTGTCATTTTTTATCTCCCGATTTAACGTAAGACAGCCTCTTACGATGGCATTGCGCCCTTTGCTTGTAGGTAGGCGACACCTTCTTTGTTAAATTCTACTTTTAGTTTTTCACCTTTTAACTTTGGTGGAACCATCCATAGAAGTTCTTTTATCCCTCTTTTAGGGCATATCCAAAAAACCATCTGATTACTGGTAAATGATGGTAGTTTTAAACTTACTTTAATCTGCTTAACTACAAACTTACTTGGATCTAATTTATCAAAACTTGCTTGCAATATAAGAAAGTAAGTTTCTTTAATTTCTATTGCATTAATAGCTTTCTCCACAATTTCATTTAACGAACGTTTAAGCGCGTGTTTCGCCGCGACAAATTGTTCAGGAAGCATTAATCTAGAACTTGGATCTTGTATAAGTTTTGTTGCCATACCTAATTACTTTCCGCTTTTGCCTCGTAGAGACTCTTTCTCTGCATGTGCTTTTTGTAATAGCCTGTTGGCTTTGACGGCATCGGGGTTAGAAGAAGGTCCTATAGCACTACTAGTTCTACTAGGTTGGCTTAAAGGGTTTTTCTTCGAACTGTACATGCCTACTGGACTGGTCATAGATGTTTTTTTCATAAACACTCCTTTGGTTTATTGGTTAATGAATGTTGTTGTTTCTCTTGCTTATTAATTAACAAGAATGATATAATCCAATTATGGATAAAATTTGTGAATTCTGTAATAAACCTTTTAAAACTTACCAAAGTAGACAGAGATTTTGCAGTAATCATTGTAGTAGAAAAGATAGATATAAAATTAAAAAGAAAGCTGTTTGCTCTTATTGCTCTAAAGAATTTATAATTAAGCAAGGTTCTCTTAATGGTAATCGTTTTTGTTCTAGAGAATGCTATTACCTTTATAAAACTAAAGAACGAGTTCCTATAATATGCAAAAATTGTGGCAAAGTTGCTTACTTTTCCCCTGCTATAGCTAAAAATAGAATTAACTGTAGTAAGAAATGTAGAAACGAACAATTTTCGAAAGAATCTTCTAAAAGATTTAAAAATACCGGCGGAAAAAATCATCATGCTTATAAAAACGGGAACGCCTATTATAGAAAAGATGCTCGAATAAATTTTCCTAATAAATGTATTGCATGTGGAAGGAATAAAGTTGCCTTGCGTGTCCATCATATTGATGGGAATAGAGTTAATAATGATCTTATCAACCTTGTCATTCTGTGCAAAAGTTGTCATATGAGAGTTCATAAAATGCACCTCAAATATAATATCACGCTTCCACAAAGTTTGGAGGTTGCGAAACTCACTGGACACCTCCCGAAGAAATGGGTAGCTCGCCAATCTGCTGCGGTTGTTGCTGAGATTGAGAAGGCTGTTGAGTCTGTTGTTGGATCTTAGTTTCTTCCGTTTCTATATCTGCTTCAGTATCTGTTCTTGCTTTCTGTTCTTGCTCTTGAACATGAATTTGATTAACAAGCTCTAATGCTTGAATAAGTCTGTCTTCATGTAATTTAGATAGTTCAACGATTGCCTTAGCTTTATCAAGTTCTGCCATAGATAAGTCTTTAACAGCTTCGGCTCTCCTTTCCACATCTAAACCAATGTTACTCATGCGTCGTCCTTCCCGTTCTGATGCCAAAGCATTCTTCTCAGCTGTTGTCGCATCTATTAGAGCATTTTGCTTATCTTGAACTTCTTTCTGTGATTGTTGTGATTTTTCCTCATTTTCTTGGATCGCTTTCTCTAAATCCGATAATCCTGCCATCTGCAATGATCTAACTATCTCAGATTGTGGAACATCTACTATGCCTTCACGTTTAAGGTTAACAAGCTCGTAATAGTAAGCATCTTTTTGAGATTGTGAACGTACGCCCTCTTTGACTACTGCGTCATATTGTTCAAACTCTTTTTCATAAAATTGCTCTGTTGGCTCTTCACCTAATATTCGTTTTACTTTTCCAGGTGGATAATGGTGTTGAATAGCTTTTAAAACTAATCCGCCTAATACTTTTTGAGAGACTTCTACATTATCAAATATCTTACGATTTGATCTTAAGCCTTGACCAATACGCACTTGTGCAAGTCTTCCAGATATTTGTGTATTACCCTTATCATCTATTCCTAAGACAGATTCATTAACATTTGCTAATGTAAGTGTTAATTGGTCTAATATGTTCTGATATTCAATTAAAGAAGGGTTAGCCTGTCCTCCTTGTAATTCTTGAACCGAGTTTAAACCCTCAGGAGCATTTTCGGGATCAACACCAATAATTTTATTCTGTCCACTTTGTTGTAGATCTTCCACATCCGGAACTGCACCAAGAAGGTACTTGAATCCGGTAGATATCGTGCTATCCATCATATCTACAATCTTCATGTGACGTTTATTAAATTGCCGTTGAGCTGAATACAATGTGGAGGCTAACCCTTGAATCCTTTGTGATGGCTCCCAAATACTAGGCTCCATATAACAAATAATAGGTGCAAATGGGTAGGTTTGATTTATTCCTGTCTTATCTTCACCTGTATAAACAGGTTGTCCGTTAAGCATAATATTAAGTTCAACAAAATCTCTGTCTACAGTTTGAATCTCAACTAGAGGAGGTAATTCTCTTTTATCTAAACCTAGTGCATCGGCTTCTTCATGAAGTTTTCTAATTCTATAAATACCTTTCTTTAATTTATCTTTATCTTCCTTATCTAAGTCTGTTATGTCTCGATAATATGCGCTTTGTTCATCTACTAAAAAGGTGCGTTTCTTTGTTATTCTTCTATAATATTGATCGTATGCTAATAAATTTCTGTTTCTGCTAAGAACAGTAAAATTAGGATGATATGATAGAAACTTGTCATCTCTAAATGATGTTTGAATATCTTGTATCTGCTTTGGATCTACGAAAGGTAAGAGTCTGCCAACTAAATTTTTATCTATCAAATCTCTAGTAATAGCAAATCCGCAATCCTTTAAGTCTATACGTTCAAATGTTGGATCTAAAAAGAACGAGTTGTACGTACGTTTGAAAAATCCTATCTCTCCATTAATGAAGTCTCTAGAATAATCCATTCTAAGACCGCAAAGAGATATACCGGACTTAAAACCTTCATCGCATGCATCTAGAAAAGTAGCGTAACCTTCTCCCTTGTCCCATGTGTAATAACTAAGTTCTGTAAATTGATCGGCTGTTTTCTGATCGCTTCCCTCAACAGGTGATATAACAATACTATTTAGATTATCTCTTAAATATCCCGAAAAGAACTGAAGAGGTCGCCGCATTATATTAAGCTCTAATGGCTCCCTGCCTTCTTTCTGCAAAGCCCTAAGTTCTGAATTTGACCACGTACTCCCGCTTTGAGCCAAAGTGTATATTTGTGCATCTTTAATAAATGGACTCCAATAATCATGAGCATATCTATAATTATCTTGGAACTCGCCTAGCAATTCTCTATCATTTAACATAGCAACCTTAATTTAAGGTATTTAACTTAAACTAAAATTATCTTTTGTTTATGATTAAGTCAACGATATTTTAACGTTAGTTATTGAATTATAACAACTTAGAATGAATGTATTGTAACTTTCTGTTTCTTATCTTTTGTATATTTAAAATTTTATTGATATATATTTCAAATTTTAATTATCTTGTGTTTAAGAAATTCGTTTCTTTGGGCGTTTGCGTAATCTCTCGCCTTCTTTTAGAGCTTGGGTGCTGATCCACTTAAGCTCTATTTTAAACCTTGATCAGGAGGATCTATGTCAAAATTAGAAGAACTAATATCATCTTTAACAGATCAAGAACTATTTGATATCAAATCAATTATTAGAGAAGGAATGGAAGCGAAAAAATACTGGGAAGAAATTTTAGCTGATATTCAAGTAAAGGTAAATTGGAAGTTTGCAGACACTTTTTATGACTATTTAATAAAAAGAATAAAACAAAAGAAAGATTAAATGAGTAAATATGAAATAGTAAAAATAGATGAAGTTGAAGTCACATTAGACTTAAGTTTGTTTCAGAAAAGTGAAGAACTTTATTTTAATGCTACGGAAATAGCAAAATATTTTGGAAAAGATGTTAGAGAATGGCCTAAATCAACAGAAACTCAAGAATATTTAAAAGCAATTTTAGAAGAATATCCAAGTTTAATTGATGGGAAAACCCCGCAATTAGAATTCGGAAAACTTATAAAAACTTCACGAGGTCGATATGGTGGAACATATCTTCATAATATTTTAGCTCTTTCTTTTGCTCGCTGGTGTTCAGCTAAAATAGCTGTTAAGTTAGACAAATTTCTCATAGAAAAGATTAGAGAAGAACAGTGTCGAAAAGCAAAGATATTAGAAGCTAAAACCGGATATCGTCCTATGACAGATGCCATTCAAGAAGCTCATGATCCATGTAATTTTTATCATTTTTCTAATGAAGCTGACATGATAACAAAAATAATTACTGGAAAGAATGCTAAACAACTTAAAGAAGAATTCAAAACAGAAAAAGTAAGGGAATGTTTAAACGCTAGAGAAATCCATGCTTTAGAAAATCTTCAAAGAGCTAATACTATATTCATTCAAATGGATTTACCTTATACAGAAAGAAAAGAGAAGTTAATAGCTTTATATAACAAAAGGTTTTCTCAAATTGCTTGCGACAACTATAAACTACCATTAACTTAAATCTGGTATCTTCTATTTTCTGTAGCTCTTTTATGCTTGTCTAAAGCTCCCGAGAATGAGCTTATCTTTTCTATATTGTCAACTGCCGAACAACAGTATTGGAAAGCATCGCTGGCATTTGAGTTGCTTACTAAAAGACCGTTAGCAAAATAGCAATGATCTGTTTCAACTTCCAGATCGTAAACGTCTATTTCTGTGTCCAAGTATAGTTCCACATTCTTTAGAACATGTTTTCGTTTTTCTGTATTTTGAGCATTCAAATTCCTTTCCACAAATTTTACATGCTCTTTTTTCATTATCTTTTCCTGTTCTTCTTCTAAATTCAGCTCGGCATGCATTTGAACACATTCTCGACCTTTCCCATTTAGACGAATATTCTTTCCCACATATTTCACAAATTTTGTTAAATAATGGTTTACTTGCAAAAACTTTCTTTCCATGTTCTTTATGCCATTCAAGCCCTTCTTTTGATCCATGCCATATTTTAGAGGCTTCTTGTGCTTTTTTAAGAGTTTGCCTTGATATAAATTTCCTTTCTTCTGTTGACATGTGCATAGACAAATGTTCTTTACTTGACATAAGCTTAAGGTTTTCAATTTCATTATTAGATTTATTTCTATCGATGTGATGTACCATATGGTCTTTTGGAATTTTTCCATTAAAGAATCCCCAAACCGCTCTATGCAGTGTTCCAAATCCCTGCTGTTTTCTTCCACCAAGCCAATATCCGAATTCATTTTTAGTATATTTAAGTCCGTTAAAAAAGATAACCGTTTCAGATTCATTGATAAGAAAGAGTCCTTGAATCCTAACTTTTTCTCCTTTCCATGGAATATAACTTTGTTGCATATGTCCTCATCTTTTATAGTAATAATTTGATCAGTATAATACAATGAGTCTGCTGTTACAAGACCTTTATTTGTGAATATCATATGATGAGGAGTACAAGTTATCTCCGTTTCTTTGGTTTTAACTCTAACAAGCCTATTAGTTTTATGTTTAAACACATTCTTTACTAGTCTTAATCCATTAGGAGTTAATACTTTATCTCCAACAACCATTTGGTCTATTCTTTTCTTTCCATGTTCAGTTTCTATTAAAGTTTCTCCTATAAAACATGCTATGTTATGCACAGGAAGATCCAAATATCTACCCAATGGTTCACTCCACTTCTTTCGGTATTTCATCAAGTGATCTATCAATGGCTTAGTCCTTTGCAAGGCAAATACGCATCTATCTAGTTTAATCTTAGCATTATTGATCTGTAGATTTTTATCTGTCCTCTTAAGCACTTTTACCTTAGTTGCCGTATGTTCCATATATCGCTTAAAGTCTCGCTCATATGTGTTTTCTACTACTATACCGTCTCGCTTGGCTGCATCATGAGGCAAATATATAGTGTGATATAAATATTTTTTATCGTTAAGAAGGTAATTACAATAGAAATCTACGCCTTTGTTATTATCTTCATAATAATCAATTATCCTTATCTCACCGTGAACCACTTGAAAGAAAATTATACAAGTTAAGTCATTAACACCTATGTCCATAGCTAAATATACAGGTGCTAAAGCGTCATATACCGGTGTGTTTAACATCCGACTTTCATTATAAGCCTTTTCTATCTGTAATTGAAAATAGTATGCGTCATTATTAGCTAGAAAAGCTTCCGAAATTAAAGAACAAAATTCTTGTTTAACCTTATCTCCAAGGATAGATTTTTGGTGAGTATACCAATAACGTTGCTCATTATCTATCTTGCAATTAAGCTTTTCTTCAAGCTTATCAAAGTATTTAGATTGTTCATAATCTATAGTAACAGGCTGTTTCATTCTACAAGATTTATCTTGTAACCAGTTAAAAAAGAATAGTTTATACTCTAAAGGTGATAGATTTTCATTTCCTCTTTGATGAGCTACAGTGCATAACTCGTAAAAATAGCTTTCCGCCCCTTCCCCTGTAGACTCAATTATTACTTGTCCATCTATCGGAACAGCTTGAAGTGTTCCCGTCATAACCTCTTCAGCTTTAATAGGATTCCTAGCACATGTTTTACCAAATTCTGATACCAAGATAGATTGATAAGAACCACCTCTCAAGGTTGTATCAACTCGAAGAAATGATCCATTCCGAAAAGTTATCTCTCTAGCACTTCTTTGCGTCATTCCTGCTATAGTTTTCATCTCAGGTGATAGATTATCCAATGCATGGCCTAAAATGCGTTTAAAGATGTGCTGTGCGTGTTCTAAGCTATATGAAACAATTCCAGCTGATAAGTTAGCGTTAAAGATAGTCTCATCAAGCATGTACAAAACTGCAAATGTTGACATGCCAACCTGCCGGCTTTTAAGAATTAAGTTCCTGTTATGCAATCCTTTAAGAACTTCTTGTTGAATCGGATTGAGCCTAAACTTTATAGAATCGCCCTTCTTATCAACAATCCTATAAAGGTTGTTCATTCTCCACTCTTTTGAATCTAATAATGTTAAGTCTTCTTTCATGCAAACCATCCCATATATGATAATAATAAGTCTTCAGTTTCTCCTCTTGTCCATACTATCCATTCGTCAATACATAAAACTTGAACTTCTGTTGTAGAATCGTTAAACTCTACTAAACGTCTATCATCAAACGTCGCCCACGTCTTAATAATCTTTCTTTTAGTCATAAATTAATTCCATTCCTTTAAATTTATAACCCAAAACTTGCATCCTTGTTTTTAAATTATATCTTTTTGTGGGTCCGATCACTTTAACAATTTCTTCAAATGTTTTTTTATCTTTAGCCATTTTATGAATTATTGCGTCTCGTTCTTGTGCTGTTCTTTTTCTCGCATCCCTTCTTTTTATACCCATGTTTTTAATTCTATAACTTGGATTAAAACCTAATATGTTTTCTATTTCCTTAAAAGTTTTACCTGATTCATATAATTCTTTTATCTTTTCATCTGAAATATCGTTTCTTTTAAGCCATTGCCCCGTCTCTCCATATTTATTCATAGAAATCGCTTCTTCAAAGGTTTTTCCTCTTTGAATTCTTGATCTAATTAACCCAAAATTTAAATTTAGTTCTTCACACCATTCTTGCAAGAATTTTTTAACCCCTTTGTATTCAGTTCCGATTTTATTGAGAAGTTTTTCTCGTCTGTTTTTTGCAACTAAATCCGTTGATTTAATTAAAAAACAATTTTTTGGATTAAATTCTTTTTTGCCTTCTTTGATATCAACCGTTAAAGCTTTATTCCAATTCTTAGATTCAAGCCATTTTATAAATGCTTCTGCTGAATTCTTCCAAATAGAACAAACCGTATAACCCTTACCGCCATAGAAATCATATGATTGAGATTTACTATTATAACATTTATGAAGAAGAGAAATCCATCTAGTATAAGCAGGATGTGCACATAATCTATGTTTTTTAGGGTATAGAGTGTCGTTGACATATCTAGAGTTGTTTTTTTGAATATAACAGCCACAACTAACAGTATGACCGTTTCTTATAGAATCTGCTGCAATCCATAACACCGTCCCGCACTCACATACGCATAACCACTCCCTATATTTATGACCGTTTCCCCATTCTGAAATTCTCCATTGATCTTGAACTAATAATCTACCAAATTTCTTACCGCCGATATAAAATTCACTACGCCTAAAAACACAGTTTGGGCATTCGTAAACTAAACCAGCTGTTAAATCACTTTGTCTTCTTATAAACCTTTCTTTACAGTCACACTCTAGCAAATATTCTTTCGGTGGATACTTTCTAGTGTCATTTTCTCGTTTATAAACGCTTAATACTTTTACTCTACCAATTTTTTTCCCGACAAGATTTATTGCTTTTGGCATATTAATTTTTCATTTTAAACTTTATGTATCCAAAATCTCTTGGCTCTGTGACAGCTTTTTTTTGCTTACAAACTCCACATATCCCTATATGAAAAGTAGAAACACGCTTTCTTTTAGGCTTGTAACCTGCTTTTACTGCACAATCATAGCAAACCCATGAGGGGTAGTTATCAGTCACTTATTTCCCCGTTTAAATTGCTGTTGACATCCTCACCCACGTAAACGAAGGTGATTCCTATGTTAGATAGGGTAGTATACTTTTACAAGTTCTTACAGGTTCCCTTAATCGTCTACAACCAGTTGGCAACTTTCGTTTTACGTAGCTTCAGTTTCGAGGGCTATGGGTTTTTTTAAGAGAACCCTTTCCATCTGCCCGACGGTAATTTTGAAAACTCTAAGCGTGAATGTATATTATGTTAATTAAAGAAACAAGCGCCTTGTATCCTCCACCTGCAGGAAGAGGTATTACGGCGCATTAAGATAAAATCATTAGTCCCGAAATCTTCTGTCGTAGATGTCTTAGCTAAAGTATCACCGCTTACAACATAATAATAATTGTTTTCTTTATCATTCATCTTTATAAACTCTTTCAATGAAAATCTTATGATACTTGTTTACTTTTTTTGCGTCAATCTGTATGATTTTTGTTTCTAAAAGGAAATAATCTTATGTGTAAAGATAATCTGCAATGGTTTGTGCAAATAGATCAAGAATTATATGAAGAGATAAACCGCTTATTAGCCCGTCACACTCAATATAATGATGATGACAGCAAAAGCTTAAGAGGCATTATTAGAATGGTTGCACATGAGCTTAAAATGAAAATTTAATCATCTTTTTGAGCTAATAACTCAAGCAGCTTGTTATCTTTGATAGCTTGAATGATTTGATCGGCGGAGGCTTTTATTTGCTCATCTTTTTGTTTTGCTAATTCTGATTGCCATTCTTTAAGTGCTTTATAGTCTTTACAATACATCGGTAAAATCTTTTCACCGAACGTTGAATTACGGTCGCCAATAAAGCAATGGTTTCCTACCTTTGCTGCAATTAGCTCCCTAGTTACTTCTAAAGCATCTTTTAATTCTTCATGATGATCGGCTAATTGATATAACCAAGATTTAGATCTTTTATATTTTTCATAAACATAGCTAGCAATATAAATTCCATCATCTTTATAAGCCCATTCTAATAAATCATCAATAATCTTAGCGATTTGCTTATCTGTATATTGAGGATTAATCTTTCTATTTTGAGTATATGTATTACCTTTAGCAGCAGCGATAATTCACCTCCTGAATATCAATTGCTTTCTTAGCAGCAGCCATCTCAATCTAATTGTTATAATTCATTCATTCTTAATGCTATAAAATTTTATTTAATATGTCAATCTTTAACATGAGAAAAACATTCTTTACATCTTATACAATAACCTTCATTTACATATATTTCGTAATTTGCAGGTTTGCCACATTTGCATTTAAGAACATTACCATCACTATCTAATATAAGTGCTGTAGATGGATCTAAATATCTCACATTATCAAGGATTTCCTCTTCTTCTTCTTCTAAATCTTCTTTGGATATAAATTCATTAGAAGAGTTGTATGTTTCCCAATATGCCATATTTTAAATCTCGCCAAAATAAGCGGTTACTTTAACGGAATCTAGTTCTTGAAAGTTAGACCTTTGAATATTTTTTTCAATAAGTTTAATAAACTCTGGATTTTGACGAGACACCATGTAATCATCTTGGAGTTGTTCATCATTAGTATAAGTTTCTCCGTTTTGAGATTTTATCTTTATACGCAACCTTATCATAATTACTCTTTATTTTCTTCTGCTTGTTTCAATCTAGTTATAAATCTATCGCAAACTAACACTTGCTCTTCAGATAATTTTTCATTTTTTTTGAACTCTTTAATTAAGTCAATAATATTGCTTAAACTCATTTCTTCCAATGATTCATATCTTCTAAATTTTAGTGGTTCTTTCTTTTCAGCTTCTTCTACTTTGTAATTGAACATGATAGAGAGAAATTTAACAGCATCTTCAAATGATTGCTTCCATCCACCCATGATTAAAGAAATAGCGTCTCCGGTTGCCTCACATTCAAAACAATAATATTTATTTTCCTCTGAGTTTAAAACCAAACAATCTTCTTGAGAACAAAAAGGGCAATCATACATTGGAGTATCAAAATTATTATTAACCCCTAGTGCTTGTAATACTCTACTTAGATCTATTTCTTTTTGTAACTCATTAAGGCTTTCTTCTGTAAAAAATTTCATGCTTCTCCTTTTGGTTCTGTATAATCAAAAAAGTCTCTACGAATCTTAGCCTTTCTTTGCCCATCTGGATGATAAAACACAAGTCCTTCTGCTAAATCAAATTCTTTAGTCATTCTTTTAGTGAATAAAGAAGGAAGGTCTTTAAACCAAAGTCTAATAGATTCAAAGGTTTTTGGGTATTTATTAGCAATCCAAGTTTTCCAATGACAATGTTCTTTAAGATAATCGAATGGAACAAAATAATGTTTTGTAAGATTATGAATATTGCCATTGAGCGTTGGACCTACTAACTCACCATAAATGCGACCTGTAAAACCTTTTTCTATCCATTTACGTTCAAAGGCATTGATTACACCTTCAATCATCCTAGCTTCATTAGTCTTAAGATTTGCTGATATACAAGGCTTATCGATGATTCTATTCTTTCTATTATCTATTGATTGTAAGATACCATCTTGAAAAATAAGACAGATGTTGCTTCCGTGAATCTTATCTACTGCATAAACGCCTTCATCTTTGAAAACCCAAGAAAAGCCTTCTTCTATTTCTGGGGTAGCTAAATATTTTCCATCTATAGATTTTCTTACGAATGGAGATCTTATCTTTGGATAATCTTTTACATCAGTATTCATTCTATAGCCTTAATTTCAATTATTGTAGATCCTTTTTCTGCCCATGTTTTTTTAGCGTGCAAATCAAATATCAACTTATCATCTTCCCATACAACTTCATTTAAGGCATCTTCAACAAACTTTATAAGATTTGAAGTGTCTGGGGTTTGTGTATGTTCTTTATAAGCCATACGGTTTTTTTTCTTTTTTGACCACGACTTAGGCATAGGGAAGTAAAATTCTAATACCAATGAGATTCCAGTTGCTATGGGTTCACGTTTAAATTTCTCTTTCACTAAATATGCAAAATTTCTTTTTGCTACAAGTTGAGGATCATAAAAGCCTTTTTTCCCAGCTCTTGCACGTAGTAACGGTATAGGCTTCCCTTCTATCTCAATTACTTTCATCATCAACTACAGTAGAAACTCTGTTAAAAGTTTGTATGTTCTTATAATCAACTTTGCCTTTTGTTACATTGTATATTCTTCTAGCTGATTTTGGTGCTATGTTTTTGTTGTTCAGAACTCGATAAATTACTGGTACGGACAACCTACACATAGCGGAAAAAAGATATACTGTTAAATTATTATCTTCTAAATAATTTTTTAAGTTCATTTTTTTCTCTTTATTATTGGAAATTGTTATAACACCCATCTTACTGTTATCTATAATATAATGTCAAAAAATTTTTAAGCATTTCCTTAAAGATCAAGATGTTAAATATTTTAAAAACATAAAATTGTTACAATCTCATTGACAAAAACATATAACAGACTGATAATAAAGATCAAATACTTAAACCTCTCTTAGAGAGAGAAACAAATGGAGATAAATTATGAAACAAATACTTTTTTTTATGCTTATTGCATTTTTACTTCAATCATGTTGTGTATACCATAGTAGCGATAAAACAGATAATAAAAAAGTTACTGAAATTGGCATCGCTCCTTATGGATCAAGACCAATGGCAGGATTAAGCGAGGCAAAAAATGGAAGATAAAGTCTTTACTAATCAAAAATTTATATTACAAGTAATAATGCTTTTAATATTAACAGGATTATTATTTGGTGCTTTAAAGCTAATAGATAAATATCACGAACGTTATATTCAGTTAAAACTTGCCGAACTTGACGCTACTTATGAAAAGGAGACAAATTATGAAAGAAAGTAAAGAAAAATACGTTGGGGAGCCAATGAAAACCTTAAAAAAAATACATGATGGAACTTGCGATATGCATGAAGCTTTTATTAGAGCTAGTTTAAAATTTACTAAACCTAAATTTAATGCAGCAGTTAAATATGGTGGTACTAACTTTAAATATGCAACATTAAGTGAAATACAAGATTGTATCTTAACACCTTTGCTAAATGAAGGATTTTATCCTATTCATGAGTTTTATAACGAAGGCGGTATTGAGTGGATCAAAACATATTTACAATACAAGAATGGCAATACAATCGGTAATGTTATTTTACCTGTGACTCTTGAAGGTAAGACAATGCAACAAATCGGCGCTCAAATTACTTATCTTAAAAGATACAGCCTAAGCATTATATGTAATATCTCTGCTGATTCAGACAATGATGGCTCGGAGATGATTGGTGAGAAGATAATAAAATGTATCACTAATGGAGATGCTAAAAACATCCAAAATTTACTTGGCAATGATAAAGCAGCTTGGGAAATGTTATCAAAAGAATATGGTTTTTCCAAGATTTCTGAAATCACTACAAACAAATACAATGAAATTGTTACAGCATTAAAACTACTTAATATTAAAAATGAGGAGAAAAACAATGAAACAGTATAAAGAAGTGGATTTAATTCAAGGAAGTGACGAATGGTTACTTTTTCGCCGTAACCATTTAATGGCAACAGATAGTGCTAAGATCATGGGGAAAAACCCTTGGTCTTCAGCATTAGATTGCTACCAAGAAAAAGTTAACGGCAAAACAACTTTTATCACTCCTGCTATGCAAAAAGGTATTGATAACGAACCTTACGCAAGAGAACATTTGATTTATAATAATAAGATTAATCTTAAACCTAAAGTTTTTCAAAGCGTTAAATATCCTTTTATGGGTGCTTCTTTGGATGCTATAAGCAATAATAATAAAACCCTGTATGAAATTAAGTGTGTTGGTCATAAAACGTTTGAAAAGGCTTTAAAAGGCGATATTTCGCCAATGTATATCATTCAATGTAACAAACAAATGCTTGTCATGGGTCTTGATTCAATGTCTTTATTTTTTTATTTCAATGCTTTTCTTACCCATACCTTTAAAGTTGAAAGAGATGAAAAACTTATAGAAAGTATAATCAAAGCTGAAACCAAGTTTTGGAATGAACATTTTCTAACTTTAACGCCTCCTGAAAAGTATGGTGATGATTATGAACGAATAGAAGATGAAAAGGCTAATAAATTAGCACAACGTTGGCAAGAGCTTAATGAACAAGAGAAAGCACTGAAAGAAGAAAAAGAAAACATAATTAAACAGCTAGAGGAGTATACAAATGGAAAGAACTGCATTTTCACATCTGCTGGATTAAGGCATCAAGTTATTGAAAGAAAAGGTTCTGTTGACTGGAAGGAAATACAGAATGTATGGAATATATCAAAAGATGATCTAGATAAATATCGCAAAGAAGGATCTAGGTATAGTAAATTTTCCGAAATGTAGCTTTTTTTCATGAGCTTTCTCCGTCGGAAGAACCCTACCTTTTTGGTGGGGTTTTTTTTTGTCTGTGATATTTTGTAGACTTGATTCGCTAAAAAAAGAGAGAGGAAAAAAATCCTCCCTCTACAATCTTTCAAAATAATAACTTTCTATATTCAAATAAAAAGTTATATCCTATATTGAAATTTAAATTTCTTTTTTAACACTAAAAAGAAAGAGCTAGATGCACTTGCAATGCTTTCTAGCTCAACATAAGAGGTTATCTCTCTTAATACTAACGTAAAACAAGAGAATATGTCTTGTAATACTAACGTAAAATAAGAGGAAAGTCTTATAATACGGATGATAGTCTAACGTATACCATGATTAAGGAAAATACGAAAGATTATTTTAATCTATAAGACATATAGCCTCTTGAGTTTATAACTTTTAACAATAGGGGTTTGTATGTCTGAAAATCAAAATAACATCAAAGATAAGTCAAATTCTAAAAAATACTTCTCTTTAATACCAAATATTATTAGGGAAATGGACTTAGATTCTTTTGCCATATCAGCTTATTTTATTTTACTGTCTTATGCTGATGATAATTCAACATGCTTTCCATCTAACAAAACTATAGCTAGCAAAATGAAGTGTTCTATTCATACATATTTGAAAGCTAGAAATATATTAGTCAGCAAAGGTTTGATTGCCGTAACAAAACGGAAAAAAGAAGATGGATCTTTTGATAGTACGTTAATACAGATCTTAGATATTTGGGAAAAAAACATAGCGTTTTTCAACGGAGGGGGTAGTGCATCACATGCACTAGGGGTAGTGCATCACATGCATGAGGGTAGTGCATCACATGCACTAGAAGAAGAACCAATTAAGAAAAACCATATTAAGAATAAAGAAAGTAAACCAAAGAAAGCCGTCGCTTCCGCTCCTCTCGCTTCTAAAGAAGCTCACGCCACTCCTTCAATAAATAAAATTCCTAAACATATTACTAAAAAGAATCGTAAGAATCTTAAGGAAATAAGAGATGGTATTTGGCTAACAGGTGAAGAGAAAGAAAAGCTTTTAGATAAAACATCAAAAGAAAAATTAGAAACATTATTAATAGAAATGGAGGATTACCAATATGCAAACAACAAATTTTATGCAGACCATTACAGAGCATTGCTTAAATGGATCAGAAACGACTTCACAAAATCAACTCCAAAGAAAAAAAGTGTTGATAACTTCAATAGCGGTAGAGAATGGAAAGCTCCTGCTGCCGAAGTCTTTAACGTTTAATGTAGAATATATATATACAAACTCTATTGGACTTAAAATCTATGAGGTGTGTGATTGTCCATTTCCAGAATATAATGGACGGAGAGGCTATCTATTTAAAGAGAATGGCAGATATTATATGTTAGGCGATGAAAGTTGCAATCAATTTACATTTAATGACTGGAAATTATTTAAAGATAAGGGAACTTTTCAAGAAGAGAAGAAAAGTACAAGTTATTATTCACCAGACAATAAGCCTAAATTTTCTGTTAAAGATTATGGTTTTGGTAGCATATTTGAAAATGCTACTTTAGATTCTTGTGATATAAAATTAAAAAACACTCTCAACAATTGGATCTTTGCACCAAAAGATTTTTTATTCATATCTGGATCAACTGGCATAGGCAAAACTCATATTTGTTGTTATGCAATGAGAAAGCTACATGAGAATAATATATCATTTGATGCAGCTGACATAAAATACCTTTTAGAGAAATTATATTTATCTTTAGATACTTATGGGTCACATTATCCTATTCTAAATAAATGGAAAGAAAAACAAGTTATAATAATAGATGATCTTGGAAGCTCTAAAATTACCGATTGGAGAATGGAGGTCTTATTAGATTTAATAGATTATCGTTGGTCTAATGAGCTAGCAACTTTGATTACTTCAAATCTAAATATGGCAGAAATTAAAAATAATTTAGGACTTAGATTATCAAGCAGATTATCAGCAGGAAAAATAATAACTCTCAACGGAAAAGACAAAAGACTATAAAAAACTTTAACTTAAAACCTATAACAGTTATATTGGTGAATGTTATAAACATAGGGTAAAAATGGATATAGAGATTTTAGAATTTATCCCAGATAGAAAAGGTATAAAAGTAGGATTCGTTGACTTTAAGGTAACATATAGTCCTGAAAAATATGAATTGTTTAGAAACGTTGGTTATTTTGAAAAAGACAATAAAGAATGGCTTAATATCGGCAATGTTCAAAGGAATGAAAAATGGGTGCCTCGATATGAAAGAGCTCCAAGTTTTAAAAATATGCTGTCCGAAGCTTTGAAGGCTTTGAAAGCTTATTTGAAAGAAAATACTACAAACCAACAATCATCTTCTGACTTATATTGGTGATAAAGGCTATTTAAATGCTACAGAATCGATTATATTTAACTTTTAATGTCAATACACCAGCACTTAAAGATCTGCTCTTAAATCAAAGTTATGAACATGTTTGATTGTTCTGAATTTCTTGACCAATGTCATGCTGCATGTTGTGGAATATTTCCTATCGAAAAAGAGCTTTATGAAAAAAATATTGATAAAATAGTTACTAAGCCTATAAAGATTGAAACCTATTTCGATGCTGATCCTTTTGATGATAATATAAAAAAAGATTTTATCGTTCCTATTACTGAAAATGCAAAATGCTGTTTCTTACAAAGTGATTATAAATGTGCAATATACGAAGATAGACCCACTGTTTGTAAAGTTTATGGAGATGAATCAAGACCTAACCTTTTTTGTCATTGGCAAGATAAAACAGGTAAAAAAAGATCTAGACAAGCAAAACGCTCTTTAGACAGAGTTTCAAAAAAAGAATTTAATAAACTTAGGAAAAAATTAAAGGAAAAAAGATGAAAAAACTTTTTATCATAATGACTATGTTACTTTCATGCAGTGTATTTGCCGAATGGCATTCATGGAATACTCCTCCAAAAGAGGGTCAATTATATATGACTGTGGACGGTTATCCTGGAGTTGCAATTGAGAACAGACAAATCTTAATCATTCAACATTTCCATCCTGATACTATTTTAATTAAAGATAATGGATGGTGGGACGCTGAACCATATGACATACTCAAATGGTTTAATGAAGGATCAAAGGTTTTATATTTACCATCGCCTGTAGATGATAACTTTATAGATCGCATAAAAGATTTAAATAAATATTAATTTAATTTTCTGGGCTTGACGGCGTTAAGTCCAGAGATCCTTCAGGCATTTCTAAATAATCTTCTACTACTTTTTCTGTTATTTCTTCGACAATACTATCTTCAGGAATATTTTTTATAATCTCTTTTATATTAGAACAACCCAAAAGTGACAGTCCTAATCCGATTAATATTCCTATTATCATAATAAAGCTATCTTTTATTGTTATTTTAAATGCTTTCAGCTTCATCTCTTTGTCTCCTATTTTTATAAACTTTTTTATAAACACATCTTTTTAGTAAATTAAGTTCCTAATTTATATAAAGAAATCGTTCCAGAAAAATTTGAAGCTGATTCACAATAAAATTTTATAGCATTTGGCTGTGTCGAATTATTATAAGTTCCCATTATTTGATGAAATGTTTTACCGCTTGTAGTAGACATTACAAACGTACCATAAAAATATGAATAATTATTAGTTATCAAATATAAGTGTCCACCGCTGTATCGGCTTGCTGACATTCCTGCACTTACAAAAAGAATTTTAGTCGTATCGTTATAATTAGTTATTGCGTTTGAATCATATACCATCGCCTGTATTCCAGATTGATAACTTGATGATGCATAAGTTGATCCATTATCTGTAGATACTTGAGCGTAAAGATCTCTATCGTTAGTCGCTGGTATTATTCCATTAAAGGTAAAACAATAGACACTACCTGCACTTAAATTTGTAAATTCTAATGACGCATCTCCAGATGCTGTTTGAGAGGAAACTAAAAAAAATCCAGCAGGAACATCCTGCATAGTCGGAGCACTTCCTGCTCCATTACTAGTAAGAACTTGTCCACTTGTTCCTAAATCAAAATCACATGAATTATTTGATGCCATAAAAAACCTCCCTTTATGTTTTAAGATTTAACTATGCTACCGTAATATTACCAATTGAAGATATTACATTGTACTCACTCGACCCACCTGCAACGACACAAACCAATTCTACAGAATCTCTAATATTTGTAGCTTCTAAATAACCGGCGACTCCAGCCGTGGTAGATGATGTACCCATATGAATCTGTTGGTTTGCGTTTTGAGCAATCCTCCATCCTACCGCAGTATTGATACCTGTTATCCTTATTATCTCACCAAGAACACCTGTTGCAGGTAATGTCATGGTCAACAGACCAGCCTTGTTCGCTATTGTTCCTGTATCACCTGTAAGATCTGTATTTGCTGTTACAGCTGACCAGACAACGCCAGCGCTACTATTTGCTACCCATGTAACAGCTCCTGAACCATCAGTAGTAAGTACATCATTAGCATTACCATCTGCTACAGGAAAAGTATAAGCTTCATTAAAAGTTATAGCTCCTGTTGCCGCGGCAATCTCAAAGTCAGAATTACCTGTTGATGGATTTGTATTAGGGCCTATTTTAAATGCATCATCATCTGAATTATCTATTCCTACAGAAAACTCACTTCCTCCTGATACATCAAAATTTATATATGCATCTCCGCCACTTGTTCCGCCTACTTCTGCT